CAAGAAAATAAATTTATAGGATTTGTTTTTAATTTTTCTGACTTCTTGAAATATGAACATCCTTTTTCGAATTTTTCTGACTTCTTGAAATATGAACATCCTTTTTCGCATGAATAGATAGAAACAAGTTCATCAATAGTTTTAACCTGAAATATTGAGAATATTGTATCTATATTTTTCAAAATATCCTTTCCAAGCAGGCCGATTTTTTCAAAATGAATGACAGATACGTAGGTGGTTATAATCCGCCATATTTCCATTGCTCGCGTTTGAACTTTTACCCTTTCACTTATACGCGCACAATCAAGTTCATAATTTGTCTGCGCATTCATAAATATATAAGCAGGCATATTAAATGCTTTTTCAAGTAATAAGGACATTTCTGGTGTAATTCCTCGTTTCCCTTTTATAATGTCGCATAAAACAGAACGCTGAATACCAGTAAGAAGAGACAGGTCGCTTTGTTTCATCCCACGAGCAGATAACTCATCCTTGATAAGTTCACCTACATGCGTTGCTTCAAAAGGAACATATTGTTTATTTTTAATTGTCTCCATAGTGATTTGATATTTCAATTAATGATATTTTCTGTATTATTAACTTGTCATCTTCGGTACTTTTGAATAATAAACGCCAAGTTTTATCAATTCTTACAGATTCCACTTTTGCCCCATTCAACACTTCATAATTCAATCCGGCAAACTTGAACCAATCTGATCTTTTATTAGCAAGACAAAGATAATCTATCGTTTTCTTATACTTTTTTATGACATCTTTGTTTAGAATTTTCCTATATTTCTTAGAAGTAGTCGAGCCATACTCATATAACTCACAAAGAGCTTCATCTTCAAAATTTAAATCCATTATTATATCATTTGCCTACAAAGATACACAAAAAAAATAATTATCAAAATTGATAATTACTTTTTTGTAATTCCATAATAAAACTTTATTGTTCTTGCTTTTTAAGAGATTAAAAAGAGGGGACAAAATCCCCCCTTACACACCTTCCGATATGTTCACGACTAAATATTTACGCGTCCTCATAGGCATCTTAAAGCAAATAGAGCTATCTCACTTATATAACTGCTTGCTGCGTTGTCGGCTAAATTTATTAGTATGTTGAACTTATCGGACATATGATTTAAATTTTACAATTACATCTATATAATTCTTTTTGAATGTCTCCTTTATGGTCTTTGCAGTTACACAAAAACATCGAATTAATTGGGAATAGTTTCTTCCGGATATCTCCTGTCAAGTAAGCTACTTCCTCGCCGCCACTTTCCAGTCTGTAAGTATTTGCCACATGATCTGTAAAATGACGTAGCTCATGTGAAAGAGAGTTATCGAATTCCGAAGGATGCGACCACATGCCGATGACCATTATAGTCTCTCTTAGTCGGGGATTAGAATAAGTCAGGCCAGTATTCAGTCGACAGGCAGACATATTTTTATATGCCTTCCTCATTGTGCGTTCCGGGCAATGAATTTCGAAAAGACCCTGCATAATTTCGTCGGTATAATAGCAGGTCACTGCGTAGTAGATGCGCAGATTCCAGTCATACTTTTTTATATACAGGTCTTTTACTATCATCTTTTGATTGTTTTCATTTTCCTCTCAATTTTCCGGCGTTGCTGCCGGTTCAGTCCTGTTCCTTTCAGATTGCTTGCTACTGCTTGAAACTTAGCGTAATCTTCCTCCGGCATACTCTCTATTACTGATTTTGGGGATTCCCCTTTTAAAATCCGCAAAATATAATTTAATCCGTTTCCCATACTTATAGCATTTCCTCCCACATTACAACTGTTCCGCTTCCAATTGTATCGGCATAATACCGGGTAAAAGGGAGTCCGGGATAGGCATCAGGATCTTCAACATAATCTTTTACAAATTTCGCGATATGCTGCTCATCTGAAATAGAGGAACCGAGATAGTCTGATTTAGCCATATTTGCCGCAAATACATAGTCATATCCTTCTTTGTTTGTCAGTTCAATGCCATATTGCTTTAGCATATTATCAACCTGTTCTTTAGTATAGGGGGTAATCGGCGTAAGTTTGCCCGTGGAAGGATCTTTTTTCTTCATATTTTTAATGGCAAATTCGCACATATTCTTCGAAAAGTGCCAGCCATAATTGCTTAGGTACTTTCTCATGCCTTCGGGCATATCATCGTAAACATCCATTCTCATTTTATGCATATATGTTATTTTTAAGAATTTTCAAATTAAAATGAGGGGAATTCCACCCCTCTATAGAGACATATTATCTCCTGTACCTGGAGTAACGGCCTGTGCCTTTCACTCCGCGTCTCATACCGAAATCATCTTCGGAATCTTCGTCTTCAAAATAACGGTTCCCATAACCGCCGGAACCACTACCAGATCCGCTTCCGGAGCCGCCGGAATAACCGCCGCGTTCTCCAAAATCTTCGCCCATTTCCCGCATAGCTTTTCGATAACCTTTTTTCTCTCCCTTTTTGCATCCTTCTTCATAGGCTTCTTCCAGCATTTCTTCGAGTTCTTCTTCGTCGCGTCCTCCCATCCGGGATTTACGACCTTCTACAAACATTTGCCATCCCATAATTATTTATCGTTTTTAGGGTTTTTACTCTGATTCGAATTTGAAAGAGCTTGTTTAAGCATGTCTTTTAATTCTCCCATCCCTTCTTCTAAGCCACCTATTTTTCTTTCAAGTCCGTTAATTTTATCTTCCTGTTCTTTTACCTGTGCATATGCCGGGCTAAGTTCCTTGAGGATTCCTTCACAGCTTGCAACAATTTCCCTGTGCTTATCTACACTATCCAGCACTTCATTACTGTTACGCATCATGCTTTCAACATGCTTTGAAAGCAGATCGGGAGAACATGAAATAGTCAAACTGTTAGCTGTAACAATTTCTGCGTTCTCCGGTAATGACTGATAGTTTTCGTTGTTACCGTTTACATTCCCAACCACATTTACTAGTTTTTGCTGAAATTGTGGATAAGGTTGTCCCGGCTGAACCTGCGGAAAAAATGGTTCTGATACGGAAGATACTATTGACTTGTAATATTTAGGACTTTCGGAAGCATCTAAAACATAGATAACATTCCCTTTCTTCAAATCTTTAAACATTTTTTTAAATTTAGGAAGGGAGGGGCTATCCCCTCTCTTCTGGTTTTTTAACTCTGTTTTGCTGTTTTAGCAACGCTTTTTGTCTCCTGTGCTTCCGCCGTTTGAGCAGGTGCCGTAGTTGCCGTAGTTACACCAAGCAACCGGAAAACACCTGAACATTTGTTATAATAAACAAGATGTTCTGTTGTTTCCCCTGACGGTACTACATCCCCGGCTGTCGCTTGAGCGTTGTGATTGTCTACAACAGGGACTTTTACTGTTCCCATCGTTGATCCTTCTGTTACAACCGTACTTCTTACAGGTGACGTTGGCACTACGATAGTTGCCGAAAGCGTTGCCGTTGTTGCCGAATGACGGACTTTTAATAGGATAATCCCTTCGTCAGGCAATGATTTATACAGACACGGACAAATGCCATAATCGGCAGTTTCGTCTTCATTTATGCCTGTAGTCGTCAAAACAGGGATTACTCTGTCTAATTTCGGCACCGGAACTCTTGCAATTACTTCTACCATAGCTGCCTCCTTCCTGTTAGTAAGTTATACCGGAACAAGGAGCAGCAGCCTGGGCAACGGTAACAACCGGAGTCGCACAGCAATTCGGGTTCTGTACAATGTATGCCGGAACGGGGCACGGAGCTTTCAACTGGCTAACAATGTTAGCGGTCTGTGCTTGCTGTGAAGCAGACAATGCCAATTGGTTATTTTCCCGGCTCAATTCATCGATCCGGTGTTGCATTTCACGCATTTCAAGCTGACAGAATTTGTCGTTAATGATTTGTGTCTGTGCGTCAATCTTGGCACCCAAAATATTGAATTGAGTGTTGGCATTTCCGGTCAGGGTATTGGTCTGGTTTACGATAGCTAACTGGCTTTCATATCCCTGACGTTCAATAGCCGTACGGACATCGCAACAACATGAAGCGATCTGGTTACCAATCTGGCATCCCATGCTCTGTATAGAGTTAATAACTTGTTGTCCGGTCATACCTACCTGTCCGGCAACCTTATCTATACTTCCCTGTAAATTGCAGATAGCCCCTTGCAACTGTTGCGTAGAACAATTCAGGGAACTTGCTAACTGATTAATAGCCGTCCCGTTACCTTGTATTGCATTCATCAATAATTCACGCCCGGCGTCACCATTCAGTTCAGCAGGAAGTCCGCCGCCGTTGCGTCCACCAAAACCGCCAAAGCCATTTCCGCCCCAGCCAAAAACAAAAAACAAAAGAATTATCCAGATCCACCAGCATCCGGCGCCGCCCCATCCGTCCTGATTGTTTTTATTGCTCATCAGAGCCGCAACCAAATTCGGATCAAGACCGCCTTTCCCCTGAAGTAATCCGGGAATCATTGCGAGAATGGAATTCATCCCACCGCCAGTTCCACCTTCCGGTGCAAACACGAAAGTCTTATCGCTTCCCATAATTATCTAAAATTTTGAATTATTCCGGCACTATTACCGGACACATCAAAATTCCTCTAATTACAGTTGCTAATTAAATTTACAGTTGCTAAGTAGTTGCTAATCTGTTGACAAGTAGTTGACAAAACAAGATTATGTTTTTTGCGATACGGAAGAGAATTACGAAGTTATTTACACCCTGCCGGGTAAGGTTTACATATTTGGAGATGGCTACATCGCTAAAGCCGAGGTCGTGAAGAAAAGATAAAAGTATTGCACGGTAATTTACTAACTCTTCCGTTTTACCCGTAAGTATTTCATTTTTAGTTGCCCCCGTATATTCAGAAACAATTTCCACCATTTTTTCAAAAATTTTTTCCATATTTTGTAACCTAAATAAAAATCCTGTCGTAAAACTCCCCGAAAGAAGTCTTACAGACAGGATTTACTGGTGGTACGGTATATTTTGGAAGTTGGGCTTCTTTCTTTTTTACCAGGAAAGAATATTGTATTGAATTCCTAATCCGAAATAAGGACGTATATCTTTTGTTGTTATTCCATATCCGGCCTGAATCCCAATAGCCCACCTTGTTTTTATTTTCTCTATTCTCGTATTACAAATTGTTTTGGGAAATACGCTTATCCGATCTAATTTAACGTTAAAACCGCTTATGTCAGCTTTAAATGTGGTGTCTTCAAAATGATACTTATACATCGGTACTTCTACCAATACAGAGTCTTTTGTACGAAAAGTATCTGTTTCTGTATAAATAACAGGAAGAGATATTACTAAAGGTTTTATCTTATCGACATATTTGTATGTAACGTTTGTGTGTACTACCGTATCATACACAATCCTTTCAACGAATTCTGTCTTAGAATACCTCTTCCCGGCAAAGAAAGAAAGAATTACAGCTATTATTACGAAAATAGTAGTTACGATTTTCATCTACAGTATTTTATATAATTTTCAACAAATTCTTTTACTGTTCCTTTCCCTCTAAGCGTATTATAGTATTTTTTATAATACTCTCCCATAGCCCAAACGTCTTTGTAAGAGGGCAACGGTTCAGTTTTCCGGAGATAATGTACCCGTGTCATGCAGATCATGAGGGTTTTATTGTCAACAAGCATTTCAGGTTCCAATGTTACTACCCCGGACGCTTTCATAATTTTACCCATCAACTCCGGTTTATATCGAAGGAAATTAACCACAATATCGTTAAAAGTTGCCGGTTCCATCTGTCCATATCCTAACGCGGGACCACCTCCAATTTGCCGGGTGTATTTAAAGTTGCTTTCCTGAGCAAACGTTCCCATTATAAGTTCTACAGCATTATCAGAGAAAAGCCCTATTTCCTTTAGCGTAACGATAATTAATCGTCTCCATTCGTCTTTATTCATAATTATTCTTTTCTTCTATATTTATAATATCAACTTTTTTACTGAAAAACTTAAAAATATTAATCTTGATTTTTTTACCACGTGATTCAAAATAATTGCCATAACAGGAATTTATTTCAAATCCATAAATGACAAGCAATACTGATGCAGGTAGAATAGGCATATCAAAAGGAATTGCAAATGCTTTTCCGATTGCACCGGCAAGAAGTACCCAGCACAAGTAATCTACCATTTTATTTATAGTTCTTCTTCCAGCACGTGAAAACCTAATTATTTCGCCTCTTTTTTTTGCTGCTTTAATACCAAATCTCAGATCCGCAAGAATCAGTATTAAAGCCAAAAGCATAAACCATTTTAAAGGTGCAACAAAATCCATAAATTCACTCATTAACGTTGCTGTCATCGCAGCTATTGTATTTCTTTCTCCCATTATTATTCGATTATTGTGGTACTCCCATCCCCTCGTAAGACAATTAATAAATCCAGTGTTGCAATACAGCAAAACCCCAACCAACTCCGAAACCGATCAGATTGTATATGTTCAATACACGTGTGTAAAGCAAATTACACATCGATAAAATTGACGCACATAATAATCCCGGTAAAACAGGAAGAAAAGCACAGAAAAAGAAGGATACTAACAAACAAAGCAGACCTTCACTTTTAAAAAATTTAGCAATCTCTTTCATGTAAAGTAATATTAATTATTATTTTAATTGTTCTCTGATAGCATCAGCTACCTTGTTATTAAAAAACTCCGAACTGTCTGATACAAGAGCCTTAAATATCTCTTCTTCTTTGTCGTCAATTTCAAAATCACCTTCTGATTTATAAATTTTTTCTGCCAGCAACTTTGTTTTTAGCCCCCCCAAAGAAGAGTAAATTTGCTCTGCGACTGTTTCCCGTAAATCGACTTCTGTAACATTACCACTAATCGTCTTTACCTGTAGGTTTTTTAAATTTAATGTTTTCATATTTATATGATTTTATAATGGACTATCAACCATTGCTAATTTTCCAGTCCTCCTATGTATTAATAAATGCGACCATTCATTTGAATCTGGAAGACTTGTATTCTTTTTTAATCCATTGATTACAAAAGCATTTAATCCTTCTAGTCTAAATTGAATGCTTCCATTAACATATATACCAGTGTTCCCTATATTAGCATACGTTATTCCATTTCTAATAAAATTCATATCTTCTCCATTTATAGTACACTTTGCGTCGATTGTTTTGACACCAGTTGTCAATTTTACACCAATACTATGTATATCAATAGTCCCACTTGCCCATTTTTCGTTGTTTATATAATCTGTAGATTCAACATATTGTGAAATCAATGTGAAATCTAATTTAGAGTTATCTGTTTTTGTAAACTGAGATTTAATTCCTATGAATGTTGAATTAGCATTAAATGAAAATAATACGTTATTAGTCATTAGGCTACTTGAAGTAATTGCACCTGTAATTTCTACATCCGTCGCAATCAGTTTCCCCCCTTCCGTTACTGCATATGTTGCTTTTGTCCCGGAAACTTTATCCACGAGCCGAATTGCAGAAGCTAAATCTCCCCCTGCATAAAACCGGATATCATTTACACCTCTACTTGTCACTGACCCGTTTATTCCGGCTTTTTCAATCCAGTTACCTGATGAATTTGTTGCCCCTAGCTTTATTAGAGTTGTGCTTACTAATCCAGCCTGAAGTGTTGTTTTATTTTGAAAAGCTTCCTTTAAGTAAGCTTGAGAGTCGGCCTGAACTTTTGCCTCAGATGCGGTATTTTTTGCTATATCGACATCGACAACAGGAGTCGTTATAGATGTCTGAGGGGATACGGTTTGACCTGATACTGTAAATTCACTTGTTTTAAGTGAAACGATGTCTACATTTTCGGTTGTAAGAATATATTTAGCTCCCCCCCGGACATGGATTACCTCATATGATGAATTGGACATTTGTTTTATCGGGCCCCAGCCAATCGGAGAGGAATTAGCCCATCTAAATTCGAAACTGGTAACATACCTGTTTTCTAAGCTAACACCCCAGCCATTTGCATTTGCCTCCCAAGTCATTTCCGCCGAGATAAATTTATTTGAATGTGTTGACCAGGACGGAGTAGAATCACCCCATTTTGTCTTTAATTTAAAAATTGCACGGCTATAACTAATAATTCTCATAACAACAGGATAATATGTATTAATATCCAGTTGTGTGGTATCTATTACCGGCCAATCTTTTTTTGAATTCGTTCTTACATTTGATATTCGTATAAGAAGGTTTTCTTTTTGTTTGTAATATGCAGCAATATTGTTATAATCACTTCCAATATTTATCGACTCCGGAGTAGAAGCCGTATATTTTGTTAAAGCTGCAATAGCTAAATTGTACGCATTTTTATAATTAGTCCACACCGAATCAGAAGTCAAATTCAGATCTGATACTTGCGTATTAAATCCTGTGTATTCTTCTTTTATTTCGTTTTGCTGTTGTTTTAATCCGGTTTTTTCAGCCGGGCTGATTATGTTGTCGCTAGCCCAAGTTGTTAATTTTTCAGTTGCAGCACTTGCCTTCTCTTCTGCCTCGTCAAGCGAAGGCATCCACATTGTAGCCGGCTGATCTCCTTCAACTAACATTATTTCAGTAAATTTTACTGAAATCCCGGCAGTATTTCCTTTTATACCTGCATAACAAAGTAAATATCCTTCTTGTTCCTCTATATTGTGAATAGTTGTTAATATACCTCCGTTTTTATCAAAATTGTAAGCATGATTGTATGTTAACAGCTTTTCGACTGTTTTGTCATACAGCAGTACTGTACATGAATCTGGATTCCCTACTAAATTCTCAATATTACCAAAATTGACGTAGTAAACTGTATTCGGTTTAATATTACGAACAGGAAACCTTAAATAATTAAATATACTACTATTTGCCGGTATTGTCGCTGTTTTTGTCCCATATGCCAGATTTACATTATTTGTTCCGGCAATATCTTCCGGTGCCACAGGGAAACCATTTACGACTTTGTTCCCTTCTATAAGGGAAATGTTATAGATGTTTGTACGTTGTGTATTTGTTCCGTAACTGATTGCAATTTTACTTATTGTTTGATCCTTTCTCGTAATTAAATCTTGTCTGATTATAGAAGTCTGATCTTCACGCAATCTGATATAATCTGCACCACCATTTACATAGACGACTTGAAATATCAAACCTGTATAAAGTTGCGCTGCATCTAGATTCCACTCCACGCTTAAAACATACTGTGTGTTGGTTTTATATTTTATTTTACCGCCAAATATGTCTTTAAACTCTTCCTTGCCTCCAATCAAGTTATATAATTCAGCATTATTTATTTTTAAAAAAGGTTTCTCTTTTGCTTTCGATTGATACCAATAAATTATTTCCTTATTTACTTTTGCCCACTCGAGCATCATCTTTTTAGAGATAAGATTAACCGAACCTATTTCAATACTATCTGCTGCACGTTGTTCCTGATCCTCCGGTGCTAATTTATAGGCCGTTGCTTTATTCCCTTTTTCTAACTGTATGTTATCAATATATAATGTTGTCGCAGCGTTAAACCACAGAAATGACGCATTATATGTATCATCATGTTTTCCTCCTTTAAAAGTCCCGAAATATCTTTGCTTTGTAGTCCCGATATTAAAAGTTGCAATATTTTCTTTTCCTGAAAAATAGCCGAATCGGTAATATAAATTAACAGGAGTTAAAGCATATGCATCGAAAGAAATTGTATAATCTCCATCTTCATTAGGTTTTAAAGCGTAAATAGTGACTAATCCATCTTGCCCATTCCCGCCAGCGGCTGCTCCAACAATTTTAAGCATACCGTTTTCGCGCGTAATTGTATAAATAGAATTAGATGTCGTACGATAATACGTTGAAATGTCAGGCCATGAGAAATCACTATTCGCCAGAAGATTTCGTCCTCCTATTTCAAGATTATTTATTTGCTCCTTGGCTGCCTCTGAACCAGATGTACTCCCCGCTTCTTTCGCATCATTTATAATACCTTCAACGGTGCTATCAAATCTACCTGTAACAGGATCAAAATTTCCAAGTGTTAATATACCATCTTTAAATTGAAGACCTTGACCTGTTTTTGTATTATATAATTGAAAATCACCGGTATTAAGGTTAAACCACGAATATCTGTTAACAGAAGAAATAACACCGGCAGACAGTTCATCACCGTAAGCATATATATTTCCTCTTGTTTCGGAGAATATTCTTGCCCCCTCAACAACTTCACTTAAAATACCAAAATTAAAAATATAGTATCCTGGCACTGATTCTACCCCATACGTGTTTTCATCAACAATCCATTCTGCTGATAAATTATCACGAGAAGCTTTTATTGCAACAAAATAAGTCTTTGCGGCATCTAATCCAGTTCCGGAAAAAGGAGTTTCTATATGCCATGTTGATACTTTTTCATTTGCCGCCCCATAAGCAAAATGCACTACATCGTCAGTACCAAGGTTTATTGATGTATTAGTAAAACTCATATTGATAAGGCTCGGACGTGCAGTTGTTTTTCCCATCTGGTAATTCATGCTGTTTGCCCCGACCTGCAACATCATCGTTTGAAGAAAAGTATCTTTTATTTCGCCATCCGGGTCAAATATATTTGATTTCAGCAATTGAAGTTCAATAGCTCTCCGCCGCGCTTCTTTTACACCGTCAACTTTATTTGCCGTTACGTTTTGCTCTATGTCATTTATATTATCTTGAACTCTGTCAAGTGTAGTGGCTACAGGGTTATCAGAAAGCGTAACGGTATATTCCGGAACGGTGCCACCATTTTTTATGGTAAGATTCTGGATAATGATTTCCCTGTCAAGTTGTAAGTCTTCATCAATAATCCTGATTAAATCCCCGGCATAGATAGTGTCTCCGATTGTCGGATGATTAGCCATGAATATCTTATCCATATTAATTGAATAAGTAGCTTTTACATGGTCATATTCATAAAGATATTCCTTTGCCCGTTTTAATAACCTTTGCTCTGCTGTTTTTACATATACTTCCGGCATGTATATTTCCAGTAGTACAAAATGGTCTTCCGGTTTTATGAATGTTTTTTCATCAGGGAGAATAAAATTGTCATCCTGATTGCGGTTTAAGGTAAGTTTATAGGCGGCTCCTGCCTGTGATGAATCGCGGATGACATTAGTAATCTCGAATTCATAGCCGCCTAAATTACCGTCACGCATTGAAAGTAATGCAGTTGTAGGAGTAAGATGATCTTTAATATTAAAACCGATGTCTTTAATCCATACATTAAAATAAGATTGATTCTCTTTTGTTATCGGTTCAACTGATACTATCTCATCTATCCTTCCGGTTGCAGTTGTCTGAATTCCGGCAGATATCAGATCATCTGCCGTTACACCCGAAATTGAAGGATAGATCTCTTCATCTTTGAATACTGCTTCCCGAATACCATAAATTGATGTAGTATCAGATTCTATGTAATCAATTAATGTGTCAGAATATCCCGGTAACATTAAATTGGGAATATACTGACTTTGCGGTACCACCCCTTTTTTATTGTAATCTCGTGGCAAATTACGATTACCTCCATAAGCCTTTAGCCGGGTTACAACAGCTTCGCCATCTACTGCTGTTCTGGTAATTTCGGTTAAACCGTTGCCACTTCCGTATTTAAAAACATGATCTATTTTTTTACCTACAGTTCCAACCGTTATTTTTCTTCCGTATACTGTAAAGTTTAAATTAAAGAGACTTTTAAATAAGGATACTGCATCCCAACAGTTAGAATCAGAAAGAGATATGTTTTGGGCATCTGTTTCTTTTAATATTTCTATTGTCCATTGATTTTCTCCTGTATATAAGCGGTTTAGATTTGCAAGAATCCGGTCGGCTAATACTTGGGCGTTCCCGAAAACTTGTACATCTGAAAGTCCTGTATAGTGTATTTCATTGTCATTTAAAACGACATCAAGGAACATGCATTTTTCCAATTCGTGCTTTAAAGAAACAAATTTAAGATCATATTGGAACGCATCACCAACACTTCCAGACGATGATATTTTTTTCGCAGTAGGAGTGTAGTCTAAAACAAATTTTTCGTCTCTATAATCAATATAATCACTAGGTAGAAAATCGATGGGCTTTTCAGATTTTACTGTGCATGTAACAAACCTTTCTCCCATAAAGGTTTCGGAGTAGGAAGTCTCATTTACTTCTGCTAATAATATACCGCTTTTACTATATATCTTCATGCTAATGTAATATTTGTAACCGGATCGTCTATTTCGAAAGTCAAACCGAAAGTGAATTTGTCCCCTTCTAATGGACTGCTTGAAATCATAGCAGGAGTATCAGTATCCGTCCATCTTACTTTTTGCCGTCCTACGCCCGAAAATTTATCCTGAATTTTTAAATAGCCACCGGTAGATAGGTAATTAAGAAAATCTGTAAGCTTATTGTAAAAAGTCCCGTGCTCTCCCATGTACAGGAAAGTCAGTTTTATTTTTGCAGATACAAATTTTAGCTGCTGAGGCACAAAAACATCTTTTCCATCCTGATCTTTCCAGTCCGTTTCCGCATAAGGTTTAGGTTTTCTCGTCAACATCCCCCAATCAAACTTCTGCACAAGGATATTCCACTCTGCATTGCTTTCCTTTACAGTATCAGTACCTTTCTGCAAGTAAAATCCTTTGTAGTCTGCAATGTTTATCATTGGTGCTAAATAAAAAGAGCCAACAACGCTTTTACACGTCATTGGCTCTTAGTGGCTCTATACTGCAAATATAGATATTATTTAGAATGATTCCAAATTAATATGATTTAAAATAGATTATAGGTTTATCAATAGCACATTAAACAAATAGACTGTATTTTTGATATAAATATATACTGCTATGGCACAACTGATTTTTCATGGAGAATTGAATCACAACAACGATAAAATAAATATCAGGTTAGAAATATTGTTGTTTGAGGAAGACAACATATATATTGCCTATTCTCCTGCTTTAGATATATCTGCGTGTGGTGATTCGGAAGAAGAAGCAAAAGAAGAATTTGGGAAGATATTGGAAGAGCATCTTACATATTGTTTGAATAAGAAAACTATTTTTGATGATTTGCGCGCTCACGGGTGGACTATTAAAAGTAAAAAGAGAATAAAAGCCCCTGCCGATGAAAAACTTCTTCAATTAAATGAAACATACAGGGATATAAAGGAAAATAAGCAATATAAAACTATTCAAAGGGAAATTGTTATCCCGGCAGTATAATCTAATTGTGTGCCCCATGTCTACTCATAAGTTGTCTAATGTTTCGTTAGACGATTATCGGGAATTTTTAATTAAAGCAGGATGTAAAAAGATAGGAACAGAGGGAGGTCATGAGAAGTGGAGCAGAAGGGATTTATTACGTCCTATAATTGTTCAGACACACATTGACCCTGTTCCTGAATTTATAATAAAAAATGCTTTAAGGAATCTTGGAGTTTCTAAGCAAGAATTTTTTGATATACTTTTTGACTGTTGATATAAATGGAGAGCCTAAGCCCTCCATTTCTTTTACCTGCCAAGTCTTACCACTTTCCCCATTTTGGGTATCTTGTCTTGCGGTATTTTTTCTTTCAACATGTTCACCATTCTTTCAAGCGTTTTTACTCCCCACTCTTTTGTCTTTTCGGCTTGAATATCCATCCTTTTGTTCCACTCATAATCTGTAAGGCGGTAAATAGTCAATTCTTTATAATATTCGCTATTGCTCATTTTACAGTCATTTTAACGGTTACACCAAATACAAGCTTCTTTAAACGATCATACTCCTTATTTAGCTCTTGCTCTTTCTTTTCGAGCCTTGCCATGCGTTTCTCATGCTTTGCCTTAAACGCTTCATAATCCTTTTTTCGCTCGGCGTTTATCCTGCGCAGTTCTTCGTATGTCATCATGATTTACCTCCTTTTTAATTAATCGAATAAATCATGTAGAAATTTTCTGCCTTTCTCAGTCCAAACGGTTAAAGCCCGGGTACGGATTGTTCCGTCTTCGTGATAGCCGTAAGGATAAGAGTTGGTTTTCGTGTATCCTTTGTTCTGATACCTTGAATATAACACCCACTGGCCATTGCAAAGATATTGGATACCCAATTGTTGAAGTTTACGGTTCAGAGTTACTGCGCCCCATCCAAATTCTTTGGCAATTTGAGTGGTGTTGTAGACACTTTCACTTTTTAGAGCCTTTTCGTAATATTCTACTTTCGGAGCGTCTTCTTCTAACTGTTGGCTCTGCAACTTATTTTGCTCGGCAAGGGATTCAAGTTGTTTTTGCTGTTGTGCAGCGAGTAGGAGGGCATCGGCAAAGGTTTGGGGTACTTGAAATCCTCCAGTCTGCTTTTGGCGTTCAAGCTCTTCCCATCGGTTTATGATTTTTGCACGCAAATTTGCATCATAACCGGATGCGAGAAGAAGTGAATCTTTCTTTGTGAGATTATAGCATGGTCTTAATTCGCCTTTTTGATCTACATAATTAACCAGCTCAAAACTGAACCCGTTCCTGTTTTCTAATTGGTTAAGCAGATTACGAATGTCACGCATAACATTCTTATGCTCCCTACCTGTGATTTCTGATACCTGTAATGAAGTGATGTAATCCGTTTCGTGGATTATTCGTGCTACTGCCACCGTACCTTGTACGGTTAATTGCAATTCATTTTCTTTGTTGAGCATAACCTTAGAATGAATTTTAGACAAGCAGAGTGAAATAAAAACGGTTTCACTCTTTCCCGTTGCTCAACATCTCAAGGACTGTAGGTGCATTAACACTCTACACGGGGGTAGTGAAACCGCATATCATTATAAGGCATAAAAAATGCCCGCAGTGTGGGCGGACTTATCCGTCCTTGAGTATATTGAGCACTGCAATATTATGACATTTTTTCATGATTTCAAAATTTAAGCTGAAACAAGTTGTAATCTTTCTAATAAGCACCTAAATTTATCTGTATAGTATAACGGTTGGGTTTCTTTGGGATTGGACGGGTTAACCTGGTTCTCTCCGAAACCGGCAGCTTTTTCAGTTAAAGATTTGAAATACTTAATTTTACCATTTGATGATGGGCGCGATAACTCCTGAATAAGACCGGCTTCTATCATCTTTTGGTTAAATTCGCGCGTACTTATATTTAATCCGTTTTGCTGTAATAGTACTGTAGGAGAAAGAAGCTGCCCTTTTGAAGGTGTATAATCTGGTGTAGGTAGTCCCAAAGGCTCTCCAACCTGTTTTAGCATAAATAAAGTAGAAGAATCATTTAAATTGAGAATCTCTTTAACTCCTTTCACCCATTCGAGGGAAGTTTTAATTCTTGTAGGAGTAGGATTGAAATTTATTTTTTCTGCTGCCTTGTGGAATACTCTTCGATATACTTCAAATACCGGACGTACTTTCTTCACTATAAAATATTCAAGACAAGACACCGAAATAAAATAGTCTATTTTGGGATTTGGGTTAACCCATTGAGAATCAGGCTGCGGATTTTGGCGGATCGCTATGAAGTCTTCCCGTTCAATAAAATCCCTCCTTAAAGCTTCAACAGCATCAGATTTCTTGGTATAGACTAATGGCCAAACATCTTCAAGATTCACCGGAAATTCTTCTTTCGATTTTGATAACTTCAATACAGTCTTGAAATAATCTTTAATTTCATTTTCACTACTTTGTTTCGTCAATTGCAATGTTTTCATATCTTTGTCTTGATTTAGCACGGGCTTTGAGGTTCCAATTCGTAGCCTGAGCAGGTTAAAAGAAAAGGGGCAAAGGAGAAAGTTACTAATGTAGGAGCCGTAACTAAATCCAATGCCCTTTTCAATATTTTTACCCGGTGGCTCCTACGCGACCGATATATATAATTTCATAATTATATACGCAAAAATGTTGATAAATTCTCAATATTGCAAATATTTTAAGGTGTATTTCAATAAAAAGGCAATATTACCCATAAATTAGAATGATTCTAAATTTAGTATTGGGTGTACAACATATCGGATTATGGAATATTTTTGAAAAAATAAATGAAATTGTTAAGTTATGGAGCAGGAAGACAAATTATATTGCCCTCACTGTGGTAGTTCTCAGTTAACCGCTAATAAAAAAGGATATGGTGTAGGTAAAGCAGCAGCAGGCGTATTGCTTACAGGTGGAGTTGGATTGTTAGCAGGATTTATTGGAAGTGGGAAAGTAAAAATAACCTGCCTTAAGTGTGGAAAAGTTATGAAGCCAGGCGAATTAAGAACAACGCCATTACCCCCGAGTCCAAAAGTTCCTGTACAAGAATTAAACGGAGGGTGCATGTTAGCAGCTGTAATAGGCGGCCCACTAATATTTTTGATTTTGTTTATGTATATGTGTTCATAAGTTATGCTCTCTGCAACTCACCCATCAACGCAATACGCTCCTTCTTATTATTCGGAAAAAGTGTTTTTGTACTTAGCTTATTATAAAGCCCCTTTAATTAGGGGCTTTTCTATTTTTAACAACTACTTTGCCGGAAGTCTGGATATTTCCGCCGTGGTTATAAACAAACACTTTCGCTTTATTTCGTTGAAAAACTGATACATTGCAATTGTCGTAAGTTTCAATGGCGACAAAAGCATTACCTGACACCTCAATGGTCAGGTCGGAATCATGGCGGGTATAGATTGTCCCAACTGAATAAGAATTATAAACTATTTTCCCAGAAGTTTTGCCGTTAGCGATGACTATCGGGGCATTTTTCAAATCAATTTCTTCATCGACAAATACTCCGTGCTTCTGCATAACCCCGTCAAAATGCTTTTTCATGTATTCGCATGAAGGGTAGTTGTGTTCGATACAAAAGTCGATGCCCTGGACGTATTTGTCTACAAGTTCTTCCTTTGTCGGATTTCCCCACTCGTTAGTCCATTCAGTACAAAGCCCTAAGCTGACAGCCTCGTTTTTGAGTTCTTTTGAAATATCTTTTTTAAATAACATAGTGTATAATTTTAAACATTAAGCAAAAACATTAACACCACTACGACCTTTAGGGTGTCCTGTCGTTAACACGCTTTCAAAATAATCTGCACATCTTTTTACTTCCATTGCTGTATTATATGTATTAGCCTGAATCATTACAAGCTGTGCCAAGGCATTGGCAGATATAGAATGAACGTTTGCCATATTAGCGTCAATGCTCGCAAGCAAAGTGTTATTCAGTTTAAACGGTTCACTGATAGCTGCAATTATTTCCGGTGGGATAGTAGTGGTAGTAGTAATATTAGGGCTACCACCCATAGCTTGATATATTCCGGCGACATTAGTATCAATATTTTTCATGTATGTTTCTTGCAATAAAACAGATCCACGTATAGCATTAAGGTAAGAAGCTAAAAGCAATGCGGTATCTTCTGTTATTCCTTTTATACCTTTTGATAATCCTTCCCCCCCTTCTCCACCTAAAAGATATTTTTTAATGTCATCCGGAAGGGAATCTATTATTTTCTGGAAATCATCACCAACAGTTCCCAATACATTTTCGAATTCATTAAAAGCTTCACCACTTAATAATGGACCACCGACTTGGATAGAAGCTAATTGTTTTTGAAGCATATCAATCGTATCATTCAATTTTTTTACCCTATCCCTTTGTTGTACCTTATTAATAAAATTACCTTTTCCACTTTGGATTTCTTCTAACTCCTTTCTTGCTGCTTCAATCTGTTTGTTTATTTCTTCTGCTGTTGTAGCCTCTGGCATTATATCAGCATATAATTTATCAATAGCCTCCTGAACCGGTGCTTCAATAAATTTTGAAATAAGCATATTTTTTACAACATTGCCAATAATATCATTGACTGTATTTCCCCATGCTTCGGCAGCAGCTTCTCCGGATGCAAAAGCTTCAAAAAATGCATCACCCAATTGCTTTGCAATATCAGGCGCAGTACTGCCTATAATCTCATCTTTTAAATTATTTAATACGTCTTCTATCTGATAGTTAAGTTCAATTACTTCTCTCTTTAAATCTTGTATTTTACCTTTATCAGATTTCTTTTTTTGCCGTTCCTTTTCTGCTTGATATAATAACTCTTTTTTGCTGTTCTTGTAAATTTTTAATTTGTTCCTGCGTATATGTGTACTTTTGTTCTCCTAATGCCTTAGAAATAACTCTATCTAAGTCTTCATAAGCGTATTTTAGTTTCTTTACAGCTAATTCGGAATTCTTTATTTGTTTTTCAAGTTTATTATCATGCTTTTCAGAAAATAATGTGACAACTTTTGCAACTCCATTAATTATTCCTCCAATCATTTGAACAGGATTACCGCTAGATAAATCTGAAAGCATATTTCCGAATGCTTCTCCTAATTGCATAGCAAAATCTATCGCTTGTGCAGATTCTTCATCTCCCAATGCGGCAAACATACCTGATAATGAACTACCCACTTCATTGGCAACGCCAATAATTCCCACTAAACTATTAGATATTCTTTTGGCAAAATCACCAAATTTTTCTCCTTCTTTGGGTCCTTCTTTTAAATCTTCAAATAATGTCTTAAATGGATTAGATTTTCTTAAGTCTTTATCAAGTGAATTAGTTTGTTTTCTAAGTTTTTCAAATAATTCTACCGATATATCATAATCTTTATCATCTAGTTTTACTGTATATCCTAAAACCTTATTATCTTTATCTCTACGTACTTCCGCAGAATCGACAACTTCTTTCGCTTTATCAGATAATTTTGTAAGACTCCGATATCCTAATTCATCTAAATCTCCAAAAAGTTTTTGCCAAAATGGAGTTAATTGCAACATCTCAGACATTAAGTCCCGAATTGCTTTATTCTCCCTTTGTTTACTTGCATTCAAAGCGGCCAATTCCTGATCTTCCAAGTCAAGATAAGTATCCGCATTTACATCAATTCTTTGTCTTTCGTATGTTTCTGAAATTTTAATTCTTTCTGCCGAAGCCTTATTTTGTATAGCTTTTATTTTATCTTCAACAGATGAATATTCAGCTACTAACTTTTCAAAGTCTAACACATTTCCAATTTGGATTTTTCCAACTTGATCTACGCTTTTTTGTAAGAATTCTTTTAGCTTTTCACTAATGCCTAATTCATCTGCGCTTTTGGTAAAGTCAAGATTCATTATTTGATCCAGAGTTAAATCTGTATCAGCGGCAGCCTCCAACATCCCTTGTTGAATCTGCTCAATAATGCCCTTCCCAGCTTTTTCAAAATCACCATTGAAGGCAAGATTTACGGCTAAATTTTGGTCGCCTGTAATTCCTAATAGCTGTTCGTAAAAGTTGTATTTGTCTTTATAGGTATCAAGCTCTTTCGTCAGGTCACCCAAGAATTGGTCGAAATTCTTTTTGGCATCTGCATAATCAATATCTGTAAAAGTAGATTGTAGAGATTTTTTCAGCTTTTCAAGTTCGGGCGACTGTGGCAACTTACCTATGTCATTCATCACCATTTGAAGCCTTTCACGCACTTTGTCCGGCTCAAACTGAATATTCAAAGCCATAAATTGCTTGTCGGTCTGAATTGCTTTTACGGCTTCATCTGGCGACATTATCTGCAAATACTTTTCATATTGCGCTTGTGCTTTTTTGATAAGATCGATTTGCTCTTTGAGTCGTTCGGCGTTGGGGTCTTTGCCTTTGTCACCTCCCTTTTGTAATTTGTCAGTAATGCCTAATAATCTTGCCCTTTCTTTATATAATTCTATTTGTCTTTGAGTTAACTCAATATCTTTTTTCATGGAATCAGAGACTGCTTCATTCCCTTTCCATTGTGTCTGAGTTTCCAAAAGACCTTCAAGTATTTTTTCTGCACTTTGGAATTGTGATATAGTTTCTTGTTTTATTTCATCTAAAGATTTCCCAGGGTCTTTTATTTTTATAAAATCAAGCTCTTTTTGATCTTTGATTTGATTCGTCAATTCCTTATTTACTTCTTCAATAACTTTAGATAAAGGATGTTCTATTTGATAAATTAATCTATCAGCTTCAGCTTGTCCCAATCCATCAAATTCAACACGCCAACGTATTTTTGCTATCTTTTCATTTTTATTTATCTCATCAATTGCATTTTTTACATCCGAATCTGGTGTATCTCCTTCAAACCTTATTTTTTTGCGCATCGATTCAAAGGATTCTTCTAGTTTTTCTAATTCTTCCCGTGCTTTTTGAGTACGAAATGAACTACCCCATGTTATCCTATTTTGTTCTGCTAATTCTTCTTCCGCTTTTTTTATGTTTAAAGTAATTTCTTGAAGATCATTTACTGATTCATATACATCAAAAATTTTAAGTTCTTTAGGTGCTGCACCTTCATAATAATCTGTAAATGCTTTTTGTAGTTCTTCAAATATTTTTACCTTGGTTCCTAGCTCATCTATTTTTTGAGACACAATTTGAATTATAGCTTCTGCATCTTTTCGAGAATTTGTTACAACAGATAAAGCATCTAGCAAATCTTTTTTAGCTTTTGTATTTTCATCTCCATATGTATTTTGTATAGCTTCTTCTCCTTTCTGTTGTGCCATCATCATTTTTCGCTTTTTCATAGCTTCAATGACTTGTTCTGTAGAATCAGCTACAGCATCTAAAGCTGTCTTTTCATCTAAAACAAAGGGGAGATACTCGCCATACGCATTATTTATTTGCCTGATTATATCCCGGTGTTCTTGTGATCCTTGTACTGTATTTTTTAACCTATCTGATAAATCTTCAAGGGAATCTGCCATTTTTTTGAATCCTGAAAATTCATTGCTTGATATTTTATTAAGTTCATTGCTTAGTTTGTTTGAATTCTGGATAATTTCATAAATTGCTACACCTACAGCGGCTAAAATTCCGATAATTCCTCCCATGGCCGCCCCAAATGACCGCGCAGTCATTCCGGTTGCCTCCAAAGCAGTTCGGTACTGACGAAGATTTTGGATAACAAAAACTAAATTTTTTGCTGTTTTAAGAAGACTTCCCGACGAACCTAAAGCTATATGAGCTTTCTCAGCAACGGTTGCCGCTATTATTAGCGCCTTATATAATCCATATCCTGTAATTATAGTTTTTAGGATACTCCATACTTTTTCCCAATTTTCAAAAAGATTTGCAATAGCTTCAACTCCTCCTTTTAAAATTCCGTCATTGGCCTCGCCGATATCATTCAGCATAATATCGTAGGCGTCGGCAAGATTGGCAATCTTTCCTTTGAGGGATTCGGCTTGTTTTTCCTGCATCATGTAGAACATGCCGCCTTCGTTAGTCATATCCTCAAATATCTCTTTTACCATTTCAAAGGACACCATACGGTTGCTGATCTTCTCGAAAACATCTCCGGCAGACACGACACGTCCTTCCAGTTCAGAGAATTTCTTCGCCAGTTCATCGACAAGCGGAATACCTGCTTCGGTGAATTGCCGCAATTCCTGCCCTCTCAATACAGCAGCAGACCGCACCTGACCGTAAGCTAAAATGATACGATCCATGCCAACACCTAACCCGGCAGACACATCGGCAAGGCGTTTGGTGGTTTCAAACAGTTCATTTACCGGAACCTGAAAAGCAGATAACTGTTTTGCATAGCCTACCAAGTCTTTAAACTCGAAAGGAGATACAACAGCAAGGGATTTAATTTGGCTAAATATTTTATCAGCAGCTTCGGCATCCCGGAGAATTGCGCGTAAAGCAATCTGTTGGTTTTCAAATTCTCCCCTGACTTGAGCCAGATTTTGGATGAAAGACTTTACGGCAAAGATCGAAACGTAAGTGGTGAATAAGGTTTTAACATTTGACATCAGCCGGCTTTGCAGTGTCAATTCTTTATTTACTAAACCAAATTGTGCGGCTAAGCCTTTTTGGCCGGAGGCGGCTTTTTGTGATTCAGAATACAACCGGGCCAAAGAATTGTTCAGATTCCCCGCTTCTTCTCTTGCTAACTTATATTTCAATCTTATATAATCTCCCTTTTGCCCGCGTCTTTCTTCTGCTTCTAAGTCCTTCCATTGTTTTTCAAGTTCCCTTAACCGAGCTGTTACTCCTTTTATCTCCTTGTGAATCGGAGTGTCTTTCATCTTCTTACCAAAAGTATCTTCGATAGCCTTATTGATACGGTTAAACTCCTCATCCAAAACAGAAAGGTTATCAACAGCCTTTTTTAATCCCTGCTGCATCTCGTAGTCATCCAGACCAAGAGCATAATATAACGTATTTAGATTTTCTGCCATCTTGTCAGATTGTTTGATTGGATTTCTTCGCGGATTCTTCTGCTTTGCGTTTTCTCATTTTTTCAATGGATTCCATGTTGAGCCGGACGCATTCGTCATAATCTTCTTGGGTGATTTTTTTCTTTTTGTCAGGATTTAGATATTTTATCCTTGATCGGTCCGCACAAATCAATTCTATTTCTGCATTGGTATATACACAACGGTATTCCCAAAACCTGACAGGGAAAAGCCCCAATATTCTTCTTGTTTCTATTGCTTCTGGATGCTTCTCTCCAAATTCAGCCATTATACCACGACCTGTCCGGCTGGGAATTGCCCGGCTTCTTTCTTCGTCATCGTCATCAGTGTCGTCTTCCCCATCATCAAGAACTGCATACCCGTTAAGAACGCTTCGACAGGACTTTTTTTTTGACCCTCAATAATTATCATGGCAAACTGAAAGTCATTGTATTGTCTTACATATAGGAGCCAACGCCAAAAGAACCAATGAAAAAATTTTATTTTAAAAAAGTTGTTTAGAATTATACAAGATGCTGCTTTTGCTGCAAGTGCATGTTTTTTACGGGCATATATAAATTTTTCTATGGCTGTTTTGGGCTCTTGTAATTCAACTTCAAGAGTGTATTTTGTAACTCTGTCCATCGTATAAATGTGCTGCCAGCCTATTTTTATCGGTTTCTTGCCGCCACCTAATTCAAGGATGGATTTTTCATGGTTACATAACTTTAAGTATTCTGCTTGTATTTCTAATTCCGGTTGATTCATATTTTACAACAATTAAAAAAGGGTGACGTTATGCGCCACCCTTATAATTTGTACCTCGTTTTTGTCGGCGTAGGCGCACTAAACATAGCCGGGATTACGCTACTTTTTTTTGTAAAAAAAGATAACATCGGCTTCCTCATTAGAAGATCCTCCGATAGCTGCCAGTGCAGTTGCTGTAATATGAACGTTCACCGGGGATGTAGACAATGATGATGCAGAAATAGACGGAACCATTTCGCAGTTCGGAATTATAATTGCCTGCCCGGATTGAAATTCAATCTTCAACATTGCTTTAGTGATTTTATTGTCAAGTTTCAATCCGATTGCTTCCTTATCTGTCGGAGTAACCGGAGCGGTTTCAGTTTGGTTGTAAAATTCGCTGAGTAATTCTTTTGCAACGTCAGGAATATCAAACTCAATAGTAAAGTTCCCTGATTCGTAAGATACGGCTACTGCATTTGCTAACTGGTCTACTTTGATTTCATTTTTAGTCGGCGGGTCTTGGGTAATTGCCACTGTATCTTTTAAGGTATAGAATTTTTCTGTCCATGCAGTATCAGCAGACAGTTTACCCATCGGAGCCAATGATACAGCACCGATACCTGTCGCTACTATTTGTTCGTGATTTAATGCCATGATTATTAATTTTTAATTGTTGTAAATAAGTCTATTGATATAGAGTGAAAGTCTAATCCGTCACTTCCTCTGTCAGCTTGTTCGCTGCTTTCAAATGTGTAATTAGGATAGTTCTCAGATAAATAAGCCAATGCACTATTACAGGACAAAAACATCTCTTTTAGTCGTTCCGGGTTTTCATAAGAATATATGTCACGTGCGTAAAGTTCAATGCGACATACAGTGTTCCCAATTCCTCCTTTGTCCTTAACCAGAGAAATAACCCTTATCACCACGAAATCATCAATTCCCTTTGTTGCTCCCGGACGAACTCCAACGCAAACCGTTTTTGACACCTCTGTTTTTGAAAAGGCGGCATATAAGGCTGCTTTCAGGTCGCTCAGGTTATAGTTAGGGTTTATCATAGCTGCGAAAGGGATTTAAGAGTTTGAACAAAATTTTTATTCACATTGTCGAAATACACTCCCAGTACATATAGTTCATCTCCAGCTTTTGAAAGCACACCATCGCGTGTTCTAATGAATCCTTCTACATATTTTGCGTAATATGCGCCAGCGATAACAATTGCCTCCCATGTAAAAGAAGGTAGATATGAACCTATAAGTTTTTTAGCAGCTTGAGCACCTTCACCATCTCCATTAATAAAAGAATCTATCAGTAGTCCATTGTGATAAATAGCCCATCCATATGAATTTTCAAGGTTCCCTGTTTGGTTGTCGAAATTATGATAGGCAATAGCTGTTTCGATGATACTGCTTACTTCCGTCCTTAAAGCGTTTTCAATAGAACCGTCAATAGTTATCATGGCTTTTGATAAACCATTTAATATTGCCCTTCTATTATCTATCTTCTTTGCCATTACTTAACTTCATTAAACCAGATATTACATCCAAAATTTGAAGGTTTATCCCGCTTTACTGTGCCTTTGACAGTCCGTCGCTTATCTGTAACTTCAATCAAATCTCCCTGTTTCACAATCACGTTGTACTGGGGTAGTGCTATTTTGTAATCTGCGATACGACCACCACTTATTTCTGCTACTGTTTCATCCCTGTACCCACAAACAGACCTTAGGATTGTTTTAGTTTCAGGGGCAGAAGGAGGATAGCCACCACCACCAACTTCACGGGTTATTACACACTTTGCGGTATATCTTGGATTGTTCATAGTAGATTAATAATTACTTTAATAGGTTTCTTTTCGGGTTCTGTACGGGAAGATGTGTACTCTACAATTGTTTTTTTGTGCTCATTGGAAGCCTGGACTTCTTTTGCCTTTTCATCCTCATACTTGTTATAAATAGTAAGTGCATCGGCCGTAAGCATGTTCCGATAAGAATCGGATATAGTAATGCTGCCTCCGTCGTGTGACCATCCTCCGTCTGAATCACGTTCATGCTGCCGGGAAGAAGGAATTTTGGTCATTCTCATGTAGAGATCTGCTTCACATAGTTCGATCATTTGATCATCCATGTTATTCAAATCTTCTTTATAAGATACACCCCTTCCCCTCAATACTCCGGGAATAAAGCCTGAGATGTCAAATGGTGCACAACCTTGCAAATAGCTATTTATAGACTCATAGAAAAAAGCCTGTACATTCAAATCTCCGGGTAACTTCGAAAGCAAATAAGGATTTTGAGTTATTTCTTTCCCTTCAATCACAAAATGCTTAAAGTCGTATCCTTTGATTGGCTGCGCGTCGAGCATTACAGAGGTTTCATCCTCTGTAATCTCAACGTTGCCGTTTCCTACTATGTCAGTGATAATCGCCATTACTTCGTTTTGAGATAGTACATGTCATTGGAGCGGTTCGGAACGCACAGACAAGTCAATTCAGACCACCAGTCCTGTATCATCCTTTTCACATCGTAAGAGTATTTGATCAGGCCGCGACCATCAAAGAAACTTCCATACAATCCCTGAGAATCAGGCATAAGCGGAGCTACAGTTTTAATTGTGCCAATTGCACCATCCGGGACGAATACATAGGTATTCGGTTCAAAAGATCGCATCATCGGACGTTCCAGTTTCCGGGCTTCTTTGTTCCATTTTTCTACAGCCACAACAGAGGTACTGTAAACCACATTTACACCCATAACTTTACGAAAAGCCGCTTTGATTTCATCATCCATCATGGAATTGGCAATACCGATAGCAATAGCGTCTCCGGTTGCGTCCTGAGTGATCTGATTGTTAGTTGACCGGCCTAATGCAATTTTCCACTTGGTGTGTTCCATATCCTCAAGGAAAGAAACTTCATCCACCTCGATATGGAATGCCGGGGCACTCTTACGTTTTAGCATCCTGATAATAGCTTTCATATCAGCAACAGGATCGGATGCTGTGCCTTCAACTTTCTTCTCTTCATCCGTAAACCAGCGTTTCGTACCGGTTAGTTTCGTGATATTGGCTTCCGGTATAGACGCCGTGAAAGTAACATCTCTGATACCTCTGGGATTGTTTGTATCCAAAAGTGTAAGTGCCCCCCTGGAAACCATAGAATCCCGTTGATATGTCATTGAATTTTTGTGGCTATCCTGAATACCGGTCATTTTTTCAAAAAGAATATCCAAAGCCTGAGTCTTAGTTGTTACATTTGTAAACTGCAATTGACTCATAGCAATAAGATATTTACGATAATCGTCTTCATCCATAATATAACGGGCTTTCTGCCTTGGAATACTTCCTTTGGAAGTTTCAAAACCTTTAGTCCCCAATGGAATTGCCTCTGAATCTTTGTCTACATAAGTAGCCATTACCCCAACACGGTTTTCGATCTGAAGTTGTTCATAATCAAAATCCAACTGCATTCCTGGCTCCCATACAAAACCATCCAGCTTTAACTCTGTGCTGTTCGAAGCCCCAATGACATCTTTCAGGTAAGCATCAAAACTCGATTGATTCAAAATACCTGCTACCTCCATGAGGCTGTAAAATCCTTGTGAATACGTATTCATAGTTATGCCTCCTTTTCAAAAGTTATCATTGGTAATGCTTGTTTTACTACCCCCGGAATAGGGCTGATCCTCGATTCGAGAATTGATCCGCTTACTACAATTGCAGCTGTCTGCGCATAATCACCTTCATGCACGTACAGGTCATGCCAAATCAGTCCGTTGGGTAAAATTGCCATACTTGCATCACTTCCTGTTTTATCTGCAACGACCAAAACATCGCCGATAGCTAATTCTCCAAGTGCCCCGGCTGTAATCGTAAACTTTTTGGTTCCCGGAGTAGTGCCCTCTGAAACCGCACCCACTGTTATTGCGCTTCCGGTCTCTGAGTAAGAAGTGGGTGCCTTCATCACAAATTGTCCTTTAGTAATTTGAGGCAGGTTTCCCGTAGCTTCAACCTCTACTGATGTATCAGATGAAGTAACTGCTTTTGAGACCCGAAAAGTTTCGAGTACTTCGATTTTGCCGCCCATCTCATCAAGATATGCAGGAGTACCCGCAGGAATCAAAGCCGGGCCTTCCGGCAAATTTTTCAATGTACCGCCGGCGGTTTTACGCCTATCCACACTTAACCAGATAGGCATATTACCCGCATCATACTTCATTGTCTTTTTAATAAACCCCATAATTGATTTTTTAATGGTTAATCTTTAGGTAACCGACCAGCTCCTGCTGACGTTTCTTCTCAGCAGCAATCCAATCTGTACCTGTATCTTCTTTTTCACCACCCGCTCCCGGAACAGCATTCAGAGATCCGAAAATCTCAACACACATTGAGTTGTATTTATCCTGTAGCTTTTTCTCTACAGTCTCCATTGTGTCGTCATCTTCGATTTGAATTACAGCAATTGCATTGTTTAGCACTCCTGCATTTACCGCCCATCCGGTTTTATCATCCGAAGCATCTTTTTTGGTTGCGCGGTTGCGCACAGATTCAATAAGCTGGTTGCGTTGTGCCTGTTTTTGTGCATTTTGCTGGGTCTCGCTGAGTGTCTGGATTTGTTTTTCCAAATCTTTAGCCCATTGAGGCTTTTCATCTGATGGCGGAGTTGCCGGAGACGTGGCAGGTGACGTTTGCGGATTCGCTAAGTTTTTCTTAGTCTCTTCCACTTGTGCGGCTACATCATGACTGAAATTACCATTCATCGATTTGATAATTCCCATATGAGCATTAAAGAAATCTTCTGTCAATTGGGTTTCATCTGATACGAGAGAGGCAATCCCGGCAGCATAGTCGCTGATAGTCCGATCGCTCAATGTGATTTTTTCACCTGATGATTCGATTTTGGCTTTTAAGCCAGATAAGATTTTTTCTTTATCCATTCTGATTTGTATTAAATAAAAAAGAGCCAATGACATTTTGTTGTCATTGGCTCTTAGGCTCTTATACTTATATAATAATCTACAATGTAATAGTTACTTCCTTTTTCTCCTGTTTACACCATAACTTCAATTTACCTTTAGCTCCTTTAAATTTTTCCCCCAAATATTTGCCGCAAAACGGACATAATATAGGATGTGTTTCACTCCCTTTTTTTATTATTATAGATATATTCTATATTATTGATAGTTGCGGAAATATTGTCCATAAAATATTTAAAAAGTATAAATACATACTTAATGTTTGTTTTATATCACAAATGTATAAATTTTGTTTGAAATCACAAACTTATTTGGAATAATTCTAAATAGTAATTATATTTGTGTCATTAACAGAGCCACTAAGAGCCGATAACGTGTAAAAGCGTTGTCGGCTTTTCTTGTTTATGACAGATATAGTTCAATCCATAGAAAATCCTGTAATCCTACCAAATGGTAAGGAGATATATTCTTATGAGTATATAGAAAAACTAAGAGAAGAAAATAAAGAATTATGGGCACGGGGCGAGAAGTCCTATAATGTAGTGCCATCTAAAGGATTTCAGGAAAAAGTACTTCTGTGTGATGCCGACTTTATAATTATAGGCGGTAATAGAGGGGGTGGAAAAACATTTATTGCCCTTGATGCTGCATTACCTTATACTGACAATCCTATGTTCAGGTGTTATGGTTTTAGAAAATTTGAAGATGACATCGAGCGTGGAATATGGGAATCAAGCCGTTTAATATATAGCGATATTGCAAAGCCAAACAAATCATACTTTGAATGGGTGTTCCCTTCCGGAGCTACCATGAAATTTGAACATTTACAAAATCCAAAAACAATTGTAAGTCGTTTTCGTGGAGCAGAACAGCCATTTATGCTTATAGAAGAAATACAGGAGCATACGGTTGATAGTATGGATATCCCCTTTACTCTTATCGGGTCAAACCGTAATACTATCGGTGTGAAAAATAAATTCATAGGCACCTGTAACCCTGTCGGAAAAAGTAACCAATTGCGTCATTTTCTTGATTGGTATATTGATCCAGAAACAGATCGGGTAATACCTGAAAGGAGCGGAGTTGTCCGGTACTATTTCAGAATGGGAAAAAAGACTAAAGAAATTGCATGGGGGATGACACGGGAAGAAGTGTACGAAATCGCAAAACACAAAATTGATCCACTGGCAAAATCTACTGGAGAAGACCCTCTGTCGCTTATATCATCATTCTGCTTTATCGAAGGCAAATACAGTGAGAATGTAGCACTTCGAATAAAGGATAAAACATACATGAGAAAGCTTTCACAGCAGGATGAAAAGACGATAAAAGATATTGAGGGCATATGGAGAGATACAGATAATTCCTCTTCCCTTATAACCGTAGGTGATATGGAAAGTTTCTTTAATAACACCTATCGCAAGGACGGCTTTATGCGAGCTTCTGCCGACGTGGCTTTAACAGGCGATTTTTTTGTATTATATGCTTTCGATGGACACCATGTATGCGATGTTGAAGCATGGACGGATATACTTACCGATGATGTAGTCCCTTTTATTAAGAAATTTCTTGCAAAGAATGGAGTTAGATATGAAAACTTCACATTTGACAGCAACGGACTAGGGTTATGGTTAAAGGATTATTTCCCGGGAAGTAAGAAATTCAACAATAAGGAAGCACCGTCTGACCCTAAATTATGGAACAATCTAAAATCAGAATGTGCCGAAAGATTCGTTCAGGCATTGCAAAAATCTGAATACAGTATTGATGAAAAGGTATTAGACAGGGAGATTCGTGGAATTACCGTCCGGGAAAGACTTATGAGCGAAAGACTTGCCATGAAACGAAAAGAAACTGACAACGGCAGATTTGAAATAATATCTAAACAACAAATGAAGACAGAAGTAGGACATTCTCCTGACTTTATGGAAGCTCTTTTTATGGTAGAACAGCTAATGAATTGTAAAACAGTTAAACGATCGGGAACATGGAGACTATAAAACCACGTAACATACTTTGTAAAAAACCTTTTGGTTATTTCCTCCCGCAGGGAATAAATACTGCAATTAGATCAGATGGCTCACCACATCCAGTAAACACAACAACACAACAATTTCAGGAAATAAACCAGATTGATTTTTTGAGAGAACTTGACCCCAGAAGTCATAAGATATTTGACAGAAATTGGTATGAAGATGACAAAAGGCAAGATCCGGAAACAGGGAAATGGTATTATTATCCGGTTGAAAGATGCGCGATCCCTTTCCAATATATTATAAAAATAAAGAGATTGACCCACCTTTGCGGGAATAACATACAATTCTCGGATTCCAACCAAAACCCAAGTGATACGGATAAGGGCTTGCTTGTAAACTTCAAACAAGCGTGGAAAAACAAGAATATGGAAGTCGCATGGTATGATTCAGCGGATTCTGTAGGCTCAACCGGAGATGTAGCTTTTTGCGGATACATAGTTGACAGAGAATACGGCTACCGTATATTTTCATTTATGAACGGAGATATTCTTTATCCGCATTACAACTATGTTACGGGAAAAATGGATTTGTTTGGACGAGAGTATTCAAGATATAACGGTGGAGGCAAGGAAGTTGAGAGGATTCTTGAGGTATGGGATAACAAAAACATGTATACTTTTAAACGTACTACTTCAGGAGTAAAAGGGATAATTAATAAATTTATAGAGTGGCTTGGATTGGATGATGGATGGGAGCAAATAAATGAAATTCCTCACGGATATCCTTTTATGCCAATTGCATATCATCGTAATAGATATGGTGCATTCTGGACGTTGGTACAGCCACAAATCGAACAATATGAAAAAGATTTCTCACGCTACCTGCAAGTAAATAAATCCAATGTAAACCCGATTCTTGTAATTGTTGGTGATGATGTAGAAATTAAAGGAGGGAAAGATAAACCTATTACATCTATTGTTGTAGGACAAGGAGGTGGGGCAAGCAGAATATCGTCTGGCGAAGTTAGCCAATCTTACGAAAATCAACTTCGAATTCAGCGTGAAAGTATATTTCTGGGGTCTTTCGTTGTTCTCCCTCCCGATGAAAGGAGCGGAAATGAAAGTGGTATATCTATTAAAATTAAGTATTCTCCGGCCATTGAGCAGGCTATGGCAGATGCCAACGAATTCAATCCTTTCATTGATGACGTTATAAGGATATTTAAGTATGGGTATAGCGTGGAAGTCGGAAAGGTTGCAGAATATCAAACCATGAATATTACAGGTGAAATTATTCCGTTTATCCATCAGAATGAATCTGAAATCATGCAAAGCCTCATGACCGGAGTAACCGCTGGATACCTTTCTAAAGAAACCGCCGCACAGGAATGTCCTTATAGTGCGAATGACGAATTACGCCGTCTGAAAGGACAGATAAAATCGGAGCTTGGTGCGGACAGCATTACGGATGTAATGTACAATAGCAGTAAAGGGAAAGAAACCGAAGTTGTGGAAGAAACAAAAGAAGAATAACTATTAAATCACAAAGCTATGTTTGGAATTAAATCACGCAAAAAAATCAAAGAGTTAGAGTGTCAATTAACGGAAGTAACTAAGGTTAAAAATGATCTTGCATCCGCAAATGACAGTTTAAAACAACAAAACTCCAAATTGATCTCTGAAATGATTTCATATCGTCAGCAATGCAATGATCAGAAACATGAAATTGATGATATTAATAAAAAATATTACGATTTACAGCATGGTATGGCAGCATTAATGATGGCAACATATTCACCGATATATAAAAGAGATTCAAAAGGTAGATTTATAAAGACGACTGAACAGGACAGATTTGATTATGCCAGGAAAATTGTTGGCAAAATAGCTAAGAAATGACCCAATCCGAAATAAACAAACGGATAATTGAAGCACGTAAGCGCATCAATGATTTGCTGGAGGAAGAATCACACGTGATGAAGACATAAAATCACGCATCCGCAATCATGTCCGCCAAATCGTTGCTACATCTTTAGGTGTCGGTATATCCGGTCGGTTATTTCAGTTTTCTGCCAATAAAGAATTAGAAGATAAGGTAAATAGTATCATGGCAGAATTTAAGGATTCTGTCTATGATATTACGGAAAGGCGCGTTCTAAGGTCAAAAACTCTCGCTGAAAATCAAAACAAATCAAATATTGAGGATGCTATCATTTTAGGTTTTGTCTTTGGTAAACTTGGTAAATACACGTTCAGGGAAAGATTGAATATGTATTCCAACCAAATCAAAATGGAGATAGAGGCGGCAATTGCCGGCGGACTGTTTAAGGATATGAGCGGCGACCAGATCGTAAACCAGATAATGATGTATCTGAATAATCCTTATCTCAATCCGTCTATCCAGGAAGCCATACGGAAAGGAAGTTTTGCCGCTACAAGAATTAAGTCCCAGGGGATAACATACGGAACGGGAAGGTATATAAGCGGATTTGCCGACCTCAAAAGGATGGGGATTATGGCAATTTCGCAGGGGTATAATTATGCGAACCACAGGATTTGGGGCAACAATAAGAATATAATCGGATATTACGTATTTCGCAATTCAAGCTACCCGTGTGCTATCTGTGATGACGGAATCGGATTCCACAAGATAACAGAAAACGTTTTACCATGGCATCCAAATTGTGTCTGTGGGGCATTCCCAGTGTATAAAGATGATATCATCGAAGGAATGACCAACAATGACATATTAAAAATAAGGCGGAAGCAGTTATTTGCAGAAGCGAAAGAATCATTATCAGGAAAAACATTCACTCCTGAAAATATTGGACGGGAAATAAGATTCACTACAACCGGAATAAAGGAGTTCTTGAATCAACCACATGAGCAGTACGCAGCCAAAAATGAATTAATAACCAATATAAGAGATGTGATCCGGAAAGCAGAGTATAAGGGTTATTCTGATTATCACAAAAATAATCCAAATATAAAAGCTTCACACATTTTTGAAACAAAGGTAGGAGGCATTGACAGTTGGATTATTGTTCGTGAAAATATAGACGGGCCACTATTTTTTTACAGCATATCCGACAATAGGAAGGTGCTTAAAAATATTAAAAATAACCGCTAAAGATAATCCTTTGAAGGAACTACAGTCCAACGGGGCGAATCATTAACGGTTACTTTAGAATACAAATATAGAAAATAATTTTACATTTTCAAAATATATAATTTCAAACAAAATGTATAAATTTAAACAAGATACTGGTAAAGCAAAATATAAGTCAAAGAAAACAGAAATTGACGGGATTGAATTTGATTCAAAGTTAGAAGGGTTTATGTATACTCAACTTCGGGATACCGGTATTCGTTTTGAACTTCAAAAAAAATACGAGTTACAGGAGAAATTCAAATACAACTCTGAATCTATACGGCAATAACCTACACTGTGGACTTTTATTTGCCGGACTATGATATTTGCATCGACACCAAAGGAATAGCTACACAGCAGGGTTTGATGAGGATCAAAATGCTGAAACGGTATTTCTTCGATCACGGGCTGAACACAAAAATACTCCTCCCGAAGAATCAGAAGGAGTGTCTTGCGCTTGTAAATGATTTGAAAGTTTAATTAAAGAGGATTCCTATTTCAGCAAACAGAAAGCATGGTTTCAGGGGATATTCCCAATACCCGGCTGATTAACGCAGCTATCGGTAAAGTAGGCAAAGATCGACCAGAAAGGTAATCACTAACCCGGGAAGGACTAACTCCAATTTGCCGTGCCAATTCCTTTTTACCAATTCCCTTTTCTTCTATTGCCAATTCCATTATATCGGCTAATGTTGGCTTCTCTATTGGGTAATGCTCCTTTTCGTACGCAATAACTATTTCAGACATTAAAACAAGTTCTATTGCTTTAGGATCATTTGCTGGCACATCATCACCAACAAGCGGAAGCAATTCTTCCACTTTATTTTGTGCAAATTCGTATTGTTCTTTCGTTATCTTCTTCATATTCCATTGTTATATAGTTGAACAATCTATTTTATCATATTCTGAATGTGTACCAATAAACCGAATATATATATATCCTATCGTAAATTTGATTACTACTACCAATCTGTAATTATTTCCCCTGATGTTGAAAACATAATGTTGGTTCCCTACGTAATCAGTAGCCGGAAAATCGACTTTTATATCCTGCAAATTCTTCCAATCCGCTTTTTCTGCCATGTCATACCATCTTTGTAAAGCTGATCGGGAATCTTCCCTACCTTTACTTTGATAAAACTCTTTTAGCATCCTGTGCGATACAATTCTCATACCATATAATTTGTACCTACAAATATAGGATAAAATTTTGTATTATAAAAGAATATTTGGATATAATTTTTATAATTCAAAAATATATACTATATATTCCTAAAAATAGAATTTACGAAGAAATATTTTAATCGGAACTTTCGTTTTTAAGTTTTTCTCTCATCTCGTATTCTTCTTTGACTTGCTGCAATGCTTCGTCATGTTCTTCGTCGGTGGCCTCTTTGCCTTTCATTTCATCCACAAAACTACCTAAAAAAGAGACGTACTTTTGGTACTGTTGCTGATTAAATTGTATCGTAGCTGGAAAATAGCACATCGTAATCATATCCTGTAAAACGTGCCGGAAATCAGGATTGTTTACAGCTTCCTTGCAAGCTACGTATAAAGGCAAAGTATTATTTACCCTCATGCTGAAATTTTTACTCACCGACTGCACTTTGAAGTAGTCGTTTTCTTCTGTCAGGATAAAACCTGCACCAATTGAAATTCCTTTAATTTTGCTCATTTTCATTTCGTTTTATAAAGTGTGTAATATCTCTTTTTCGGGTCACGATACCCCTTGTTTATAAGCGTTTTTGTAAAAGTATCGGAATTAACCACCAATGTAAGCGTGCTTTTACAGTACTGGACGTACCGATCATATAATTCAGTCGGAGTTATATTCTCCGGTTCATCATCCGGTTTTGAAGGACTAACGCTATACCCTTCGTCCATCACAAAGGCAACCGCCGGATTACTGTTACGCTCATACCAATACGTTGCATTGTTTACTATTTTTGACTGGGTAAACCGATACCCATTTTTTACCAATCTTTGCCGGCCTTCCAGAATCCAGTTTAGGATACCAGGTAATTCTTCTTTCAACTTATCATGAAGTCTCAAATCTTCTTTACCCTTTGGAATAGTTACAGAGAAAGGAATGACCATAATACGCCGGAAGAATCCATACGTATTATCCGTAGTATGTGGTAGCTCATTTACATTCCCGATAATAAAGGGCATATCACGGGCAGTATAAGGTTTTTGTCCTTTTTGACAAGCTGTAACACCCTCACCGGAAATAAGGCTTTTAATCCGGGAAGAACAAATAGTTTTCTTGTCTATCTCAGAGCAGTAGTTTAGCATGGAGTGATTGATAGCGTCAATATTCCATTTGCTGTCATCGCCATTTACAAGCGCGCTAAGGTCAAAAGTCTGGACGTTCTGCTGTCCTAAAATATCATTCATTATGTCATAAATCACACTCTTACCATTTGCTCCTTTGCCGCAAAACAGGAACATCTTTTCTATCTTCGCTTGCTTTCGGTCAACATAAGGTAAAGCTAAAATCTCCTGGACTACCATTTGTACTTTTTTGTTAGGTAGCATTTGATTTATAAACTTTTCCCATAACGGACATTTTGCATCTGGGATATAATCATAGTCAAGTTGGTAAAGTACATGGTTCGACTTGTTGAATTTTGACACTTTGCCGGTATAAACGTCAAGAACACAGTTTTTAAAACAGATAACGTTTTTCCGGACATCGAGCTTTTTTGTTACAACCCCATAAAAGGCCGTTTCCCTCATTTGGCTTTGTTTGGCGGTAATATCACCATTGGAAACCCCAATCTCACGCATTACAGCCGCAATAGAAGCATTATAAGCCGACTTCTCCATCTTCTGATATATCCGACCATCAAAAGCATAAATCTCTCCTCTGAACAAAGCTAATGATGATTTTTGAACAGCTTTGCGCAACACTTCCGCTATCTCTCCAACTCGATCACATTGAAGTTTGAGGGATAAGGCTGCATCAAGCTCTTTTTTCAGCTTTTTGCCTTTTAGGATGGATACTATTTCACGGGTGAGATGGGGAATCATTTTTGAATATAGGAATCTATTACTTTATTTTGTCTTCTTTCTATAATACCCTGTCCAAATATTCCTAATATAACACACAAGTCAGAATATGATATTTTCCCATCTTTTATATGAAAAAGAGCCTGATTTGCGCTTATTCGCATTATATTAGTAAATATTCCTATTACCGGAATACCCATTTCAGCCAGATGCCTAAGCTCTTGCGAACTTAAATAACCAAGCAACTTGACTTTTGAAAAAATATCCTTTAATTCGTCGGAATTTGTGTTAATAGCATCGCAAATGTCTTCGATTAGTTTTTCTTCAATCATAACTTTACCTCCAATTCTTTTCCGTATAAATCAAATATGACATTTTGCAATTGGTGCAGGTATTCTATTTTATCAGTACTAAAAACACCTTCCACGCCATTGCCAAGCAAAAAACAATAACCATCTTTAATTCTAAAAACAGAAACAGGCATATCAACATTGCTCAGTATAAAATCAAACTCACCACCTCCCCAATCAAATCCACATTTTAAAAGCAACTCTTCTGTTAAGGGGATGGGAGATATACGATCATACCTGATTATAGAATATCCATCATCTTTAATTGACGTTCTATTAACACCATGCTCATTTATATTATTAATCTTAATATATCTTGAATCACTGTCATTATCTGAATATGGATAATGAATTACATAGTTCCCTATGCGGAGGTCATTTGGTTTTATCATGGCTATTCGTCTTTATTTTCATTGTCTTCATGTCTCACTGAAAATATCTCTAATCTCCATAGATGGAATTTGTTTCAAAAGTTCATAAAATGACCTCAACAAGTCTAAATCTCCACTAAAAACCGTCTCCTCATCACACTTTAATTCAAACCAAAGGGAAATACTGTTATAACTTAATTCTAACTTGTGACCTGGACATCCAGATTGTTTACAATCATTTGTACAGTGATATATAGTGTTTGCATTAAATATCCCCATAACTCATTTTATTTTATAAATAATTCATTTATTCACATCTCCACTAATCTCAAGCACATTCACCTTATTACGCCTCTCAATTATACGTCCTTTTGGCTCTGTTTTCATGTCTATTTGTGTTTTGGTCTATCTTATAACTATATCCGTCCCGGATTCATTTACTATATCCGTAAATACAACATCAAGCAGTGTACACAATAAATTTACAGAACCATCCATATATATCTTATGAATGATTACACCAATATCTGTATCAGAAAGCTTGAGATCATCCTTAAAACCGGAAATCAGAGACTTTATGTTTTCCTCTAATTTCTGCTTGGATTGGATAATTTCAGCTGTATTCATAAGTTATTTTCGTGGAGAAATGAAATTTTACCCTGTTTTAGCCCCTTTTTTAATGAAAAACACCCGAAAAAGGTCCTATTTTTGATACAAATATAGTGATTTTTACGAAAAAACGCCCTTATTTTGATTAAAAAAAGAGCCATTTTCAAATATAAAATAGCCAAAAATAACCCATTTTTAACCTCAAAAAACACCTAAAAACAGCCTTTTTTACCCATTTTTGCAACCAAAACCCCTTTATTAAGCATATATATTACTCCCATCAATTACTCATCATCAGACATTTACACATAACTTGCAAGCCTCGCAACCACTTTGCCAGTCCGTAGTGACCTATCTATATCTCTCTGTATAAAGAAATATATCTCAAACTACAAAAATGCCTGCAAAGCCTGCAAATACAATATAATATATTAATAATCAGAAAAATATAAAAACACAATATCAAAAATCAGCATACACATTATTACATTTATATCTGTAAATCAAGTGTTTAAGAAA